TTATTTTCAAGCATTACCGACGCCCATCCGGTCTAGCATCAAGTCGCGGCACACCAAGCTGCCACTGCACATTTAACTGGTCAGAGGCTACTTTAAGCGCCATTTGACGCCCTCTGGCCCTAACAAACACTTGATTGGTGTAAAGCCCAACAGAACTTTCAATAACCCGCTGCGTATCCGACGGGTCGTTTTGGAAGTTAGACCCAGGCCAGTCTCGTGAACGTATTGTTAGGCTTACTTCGGCATTTTCGTTGGTTGACTGGTTAAAGTTAATGTCAGGAATAATCCGGCGGCTAAGCATAAACTGCTCGCCATCTCCAATATCAAAATCAGAAGATTGAATGTACGCTGCCATTGGAGCGCCAGCATCATTGATGCCTGTCTCGTGGTTATAAAGTATGCCCCCACCAACCTGATTCTCAGGGGTGTAAATAGCAGTCGGAACATCTCTTGATGCTGTATCTAACCAGGCAGTGCGCCCAAGACTACCGTAGTACCAGATGTTATCAAGGTGATTGTAGATGACGTAGCTGTCCACCCAGTTTGAATTGCCGCTTGGGTAGAACCACCAGATTTCAGTAAAGCCTTCGTTAGTGCCGCAAATAATCTGGTCAGCCTGACTATAATTCAGGTTCTTAAACACATGCTCACGCAGCGTTGTTGGTAACGTCTGCACACGACCGTCGTACCTGTAAAACTTATCCACACCCATCCAATACACAACGTTACTCGCCGTGGCTACAGCGCGGGGGCTAATAATAGATAGGTTGTCAGAAAGCTCTTGAAGCCCAAAAACGTCCGTGGTGCCTAAGAACTGCAAACTGTACAGGTGGGTATCCGTTAGAACCACAATCTCCTGACGAGTCGGTATGGCCCTTACAATCCGTGACCCCCTGGAAACCCTAAGGAATCCAGCAGAGTTTGTAGTTGTTGGCTCCCAATCGTTAGGCTGATCTTGTGACGCCCAGCGGATAAGAAGCGGGTCATAGTCACCGCCACCATACGGCGTCGCGCCAAAAGCTAGTAAGTGCTTATCATTCTGGGAGATCAAAATTTGACCCACGTTTGCAGGAACAGCAGTGGGCGACACACCGTTTAGGGTTAACCCTGATAACAGCACGGCTGGCGTTGATAAGGCGGTGGAGGGGTCAACAGTTGTTCCACGCTCCCAATAATAGATAGGGCCACCAATGGCAGCGCCAGAAATATTCGTATCAGCACGAATATTCATTACCAAATCATTGTCAAAGTTATCAAACCACCAGTCACGCTGAGGAAGGTAAACAGGTGTCGAAGAAGCCAAGCCCCAGCCGTAAGAACCATCCCAAGCGCCCGTACCCCAGCCGTAACCAGCAGTGATTAAGGGAAAACCCGGAGTGATTTGGCAAGCAATATCAATTGAATTGCCGCCACCAGAAGTTGTAGATGTTGCTGCTGTGGTTACGGTAATGGTGAAGTTGTCAGCGTCGACAACGGTAACAATGTGTTCTGTGTTGATCTCAGCGTCAGGCACACCACCAACATCGCCCGTCACACCAGAAATGATGACGTAGTCTCCAGTCTGGCATCCATGCCCCGTAACGGCAATATTTACTGTGGTTGATGTGTTGGTCGTTTCAACGCAGTCATCTGTTGCGGGCGTAGTCAGGGTTGTGCGAAGGGGTGTGATGTCGTAGTAAATACCGCCCACCTCGATGTACACCTTTGCGTTGGTGCCGACTGCTAGGAAGTTATCTGTATAAGACGTTATCCAGTTCCACATCTGGCGGCACGTACCCACCACACGCTCAGAAGTCGCTTCAACCCACCCACCGATTTTCTGAGGGAAACCAGAAAAGAAACGAATCTTGTCACACTCATACCAACCGCCTTCATTGGCGTAGTTGGTGGTGTCTCGATTAACGCCGGGGCGGAATTGAAGCTTTGTTAAGGGCATATCAGGCTACCAGACCGGGGAGATAGACTGTTTTACCGTTTTGTTTCGTAGCCGTCAAGACCTGTTTACGGAGGTCCTCAGGCACATAGCTGACATGTACCCAGCCGCTGTCGGGAATACCTGGCGTATAAAACTCCAATATAACCTGGGTGAACTCCAAGTTATCCACAATCCACTGAGCCAATTCAGCGTTAGCAATCCCAGGTATTTCAATGTCTGCTGCCATTCCACGAACATGGTGCGAGTTGTCACTGGAGCCAATGGCTCGGTTTACAGGCAGGGTGCGCAGGGCAGAGTTCACCTTAACTCCCATGCCGTAGTAATCACGGACTGGCTGGAGCACCCTTTCACAAAGCGTTGTCAGGGCCGAGAGCTGCTGGTCATCAGGCTCATTCTCCAGGCCAAGGCGAAGCGCCGTGTCCGATTTGGTCATCTCAGCAAGGGAGAAGTTTTTAGTTAGCTTCATTTCTTATCCTTCATATTCATAATCTTTTCAAGCGTTCTACCGCCAAAATAAAAACTCATGATTAACATGCCCCACTGCCCAAGTAATTCCACATAGGGGCCGTTGACCTCTAAGTCCCATGCCGACATAAAGCCAAACACGGTGTAGATCAACAGAATAAAGATAAGGGTCATGGGCCTGATGTTCTTGCTCAACCAGCTATCCGAGCGCATATCAGCCTCAGCACGCTTCGTTAATTCTTGCGCTTCGATGTTGTCAGCGTTTAGCTCTGCAAGCCTACCCTCGGCTTGTATCTTGGCTAACTCTGCCATCGCTTTATTCTTGGCTTCAGGGTCCGGCAATACCTTATCCAGAACCTTTTCGCCAATCGACATAATTGCGGCTAAAGGGATCATTGCTCTTTCTCCTTCATAGCGTTAATGGCTGAGTAGGCACCTTTGCGTCCGACAATCCCACCGATGGCTCCGATGCATAGCAACATGATGTCTTTCATGATGCCAAGAAAAGCTTCGTCAACGGGGGCAATACGCTCCATGTCTTGTTCAACAAACATCACGGCAATCAGAATACAGATAACCGAGATCAACAGAATCCCAGCCAGTACCATGACAATAAGCGCCCAGACACGAACCTCAATTTCTTCAGTAGTAAGTTCTTTAAACATGTTATTTCGAGTACCTAAAAATAAAGTCAATTGCCACGTACATCAGCAAAAGACCAATCACAATAATCGCGCTGCCGCCACCAAAGAGCTGGACCTTGGCCCAGAACTCGGCTTGCATGTTTTCCTGATCTTGTTTCATTTTGATACGGTCGGCCCTGATCTTGCGCCTCATTTCGCAAAACTTCCGGTAACCATCCATAGACCCGTAGCCGCCCTCAAGATTGGCAAAGGCGCCATACAAAAACTCGTGGCGGATTTCCTTCTCCATCTGCATCAGCTTGTGTTCCGCTTCAAAGGCGTTGAAAGCCTCCTGCGTGTCGTTACCAAACTCTAACTTGCCAAAGAGCTTTGGTTTTTGAGGCGTATTCTTTGCCTCATTGATATGCTGCTCCAGCTGGTCGGCGAGACCAATGTACTTACCTAATTGCCCAAAGACCCCCTCAGCCTCCTGAGCGAACTCGCTGGCTTGTTTGAGGCCGTTCCAAACCGCAGAACAGGCAGCGAGAATCGTTATTGGGTCCATTATTCTTCGAAGGCAAAATACCTTAAAATGACAATACCGGACCCGCCACTACCAACGGCGAACCCACCATATCCACCACCTCCACCCCCACCAGTGTTTGCTGTCCCACTTGTGGCCCCAAAAGGCGACACGGTGTTGTTACCCCCGTTACCGCCACCACCCAAACCACCTACACCATCAACAGCGCCACCTCCACCGCCAGCGTAATAAGTCGAACTGCCCGATATAGATGACGCTAGTCCAACTCCGCCATTACCCCCCGGCCCTGAGGCATTACCCCCAGCAGCCCCTGCGCCGCCGCCACCACCAGCCCAAGCAGATTCTGCGGAGGGATTTGTAGCAAGCGTTGATGAGCCTCCAGCATTACCTTGCCCGGGTGTGCCAGCACCGCCATCTCCTTCACCCGGATTAGACGAAAACGCGCCACCACCACCAGATCCTCCGCTAATGCCATCACGGGGGCTGCCTTCAGACGCTCCACCCCCACCACCAGTTGCGGTGATCGTAGCGAACACAGAATCTGAGCCATTTTGGCCCACGGAATTTCCGCCGCCAGAGCCTCCAGCACCCACAGTAACTGTGTAAGAAGTCCCTGCTGTGACAGCGTAACCGCTGCCTGTTAAAAACCCTCCAGCGCCACCGCCACCATAGCCTCGTGAAATAAAATGATTACCCCCACCGCCACCTCCGGCAACAACAAGATACTCAACTTCTGTACAACCGTCTGGACAAACCCAAGTTGTTGATGCCGTAAAAACGTCAATGTTTAAAACCAAACGTCTGCTACTGGACCAACCCCAGCCACGAGCAGCGGCAAAAGCAAAAGAGGAAATTAAAGGCATCTGTTAGCCAAACTGTGTTTGAGATTCAAACACGTTAAACGTACCGGAACCTGTTTTAATAATCGACACCACGTAGACATCAACACCAGAAGCATTACCACTGGTGGGCGCTGTACCATTTTGCCATTTTGGTGTGACATTGTTTCCGTCAATCGTAAACCCACTCTGATAATAAGGCGTAGAACCCTGCGTAGCAAGGAACACTAAAGTCATCGACTGACCAGTAGACATGATGCTGTTTAACTGTGTGCCCGAATTGCCCCGGATGTTAAGCGTCCAGTTACCACCTGCGTTGGATGTGTGGTAGAGAACCGACTGAGTGATTGCGTCAAACTGAACCGTTCCAGAGGTGGCTGTAGCAGCAATCGTGGCTGTCTCTCGTGCAGTGGTAATTAAAGGGTTTGCGTTGAAAACAGCTAAGCCAGAGCCTGTCTCATCGCTTAGAGCAGCCGCTAAGTTTGCAGAAGAAGGGGTTCCAAGCCACGTGGCTACGCCCGTGCCAAAAGAAGATATGCCCGTACCACCGTTAGCCACAGGCAGAATACCGCTAACGCCAGAAGTCAAGCTTATGGTGGGCGTAACATCATCAACCTCAACAACGTTTGTACCGTCATTAAACACAAACTTGGACTTGCCAGCCGGAACAGCAATGCCGGTGCCGGTGGTGTTTTTTACTGTGACTGTATCGGCTAAGCCATTGTTAATAATGTAGAGCTTATCAATTTGGCAACCCGACCCGAGGATAAGGTTCCTGGCTCCACCCGAAGTGCCGGTGAGATTGAGCCTCAGGTGCCTAGCAGCTTGGGTTCCGTTGGTATCTGTCAGCGTAAGTGTTACGTCAGCGCTTGAGAAGGCAACGTCAGCAGACCCCGTAATGGCTTCTTCAATGGCGGTGCCAAGGTTAGTGTTGGTCGTAGCGCCCCAGGTACCTGCCTGATCGCCGGTGCCAATAAGCTCGAATTTAAGGTCTGAGTATGAACTTGCCATGATTTACTCCGGCTGCGGTAATTGAACCTCATCCCACGATTGCGTCTCTTCGTTCCAGGCATAGTTGCCTTCAGGCATGGGGGTCGGTGGTTGCCAATCGCCATTACCGTCGAGAGTCCAAGATGCAAAAGGTTGAGGTGTGATAAACATATCAAGATCGGCGTCGTACTTGTAACCAATCCCAGCGTATTGCTTGCGAATATTGCCGTTGTAGCTTGTTTGCTTCCATGTGCCACCAAATAAGCGCTCACAGAACGCTGCTCCAATATGCTCTTTCTCGACCCCTTCGGCATCAGCGGTGTCTTTATTAGCCACCACGATAACCTGAGTCACCACGTTGTTTTCATCAAGTTTTGCGAAATGTGCCACCTTAATCTCCTTACCAAGACCATGAAACGTAGGAATAACGAACGCCTGATTTAACAGGTTTGACCTCATGCGGATACATGAAGTTGCTAGGGAAAACGACTACTGAACCCGCAGGTAAATGCACCTGCTGGTCACCAAACATCATCAACTCACCGCCTTCGTAATCATCGTTCAAGCCGCCCAGTACGGTCAATGTCGGGATGCCCTTGCGCTGACCGTCGAACATCGAATGAATGTGGTCGCAATGCAGTTTCATTTGAGTTGTTTCGTCATAGCGATTAAAACGAATGTTGCTATACCCATTCCAACCGCCGAACCAATCACCAAAGCTGGCAAAGTCCTTGAGAATGTATCGCTCAAGCGCAAACCAAACCTGCTTGTTGATCTCAGCTTTTTCAGGAATATCGTCATGGCTAATTGCAAGCTCATGGTCATAGCTAACAAAGCTGTCTGTTGCCGCCTGATAAAACGTATGCTCTTGCCAATTGATCTTTGCCAAGTTCTCACAAGCCGACTTGCAGAGATCGGCGGGAAGATGGTTTTCATAGACCTTGACATAATCGGTTAGGTTCTGCGGGGTCATAGGTCAAGCCCCGTCAAAGACGAAGCATCACCAAAGTTACCGACCGGGAAGGTATTAAACGAAAGGCTAATCCTCGTGTCCTTACCCTGCACCGTTTCAACCATGTGCGTCAGATGCGATGGAAATATAAACATCCGGCCCGTGTAGGCTTCCATCCACCAAGAGTCTGAGTTGTATGGGTTAAACTCCTCGGTCGGCGTTTTCAGTTGTTGCCAACCGTCTTTGTAGAAGTAAATCTTGTCCGTATCTTTATCAGCCTGTGGGTACAGAACGCCAGAAAGAAAGCTGTTGGGGTGAGCGTGTTTATGGTGAAACTGCCCCGGCTCGGTGTAATTGCACCATGACTGCGTGATGCGTAACTTA